GTCGTAGTCCATCCGCTCCTTGTTGGCGATCTGGTGGCCGATGGAGACGACCGCTTTGTATCGCTCCTTCGGCTCAGAGTCGACCACCCTCCAGAACGTGCCCGTCCTGGCAAGTAAGTGCTCCCAGAGCATCTGCTCCAAGTCCTCGGGAGTCAGAAGGCCGGGCCATTGGAACGCAACGGATTTCGACGCTTTGATGATGTCCCGCCACAGGGTGTCGGACTCTTCCCTGGTTAGCTCTCTCGGTTCATCTTCACAGCGTGCCATGCAGCTCCTCCCTGCGGTTGTGCGTAGTAGGGGTCCACCGTGCTCACAGCGGTCGCCTCGTCCAACGGAGGCAGCTCGTCAGGCTGCCACCGCTGAAAGAGTTGGTGGATGTTCATCACGAGATCTTCCAGACCCGACCGTCCACGACGAACTTGCCTGCGAAGATGTTCACAGGCTGTGGCTGCACGAGGTTCTTGTCGATGGTCATAAGACCAAACCCCTGCTGCCAGTTGCCCGTTCCTCCTCCGAGGTAGCTCGCCAGCTTCATGTTCATCAGGTTGCCTACCTCGAAGCCCGTGACGACCTTCTCGTAGTTGGCCTCGAATCCCATGGTGTACGAGGAGATCCCGAGGCGATGGGTGTGCCCCATCACCACCGACTTGTTCGCACGCCTGGCGGCGCCGAGCGCCGTAGAGCCTGCAGTCTGTGTCAGCCGGATCTTCCCCAGGTGCCCGTGGGTGGTGACCCATCCCGGTGCGATCTTGTGGAAGTCCTCCAACAGGTCGATACCGAACCCGTTGAAGTCGAGCAGCTCCTTGATGTGAAACTGGTCCTCGAACTCCACCAGGGCCGGGGCGTACTTAGCGAGGTACTGCCGCGGACGCAGGTCGTGGTTGCCCTCATGGACTCCGATGGGACCGTCGAACACCTTTCGCAGCGGGTCTAGGAACCGCGACTTGGCGTGCTCGATGTCCCTCTTGACCTCTTTGGCGAACTCCTCCGCGGTGCCCTTGCTCCACCTCGCCGGCGTCGGGAAGTCCATCAGGTCCCCTATGTGGATGACGCGATCCGGCTGGAAGTCCCCGATGAAGCCGACCACGGCCTTGAGAGCTGACCGGTCGTCGTAGGGGATCTGGGTGTCCGAGACGACGACGATCCGTTCCGTCAAGGAAGCACCTCGGTGAAGCCGCCCCATGAATCCAAACCGACCGGTTCGGAGTAGGACCAGCCGAGTTGCTGACCTCCCTTGTTGGCTGTCCACCTGCCTTCTCCGATGTACGAGAAGACCCAGCCATCGCTGTCCTCCCACCGACTATCACGGAGATCGGAAGTCAGACGTAAGGTCCGTCGTGGTGTCGCAGGATTCAGCTTCTCGGTCAGGCCGGCGTAGCCGGCGACGTCGACATACGAGTCACGGTGGAAACCGTTCTTCGCACGGGACAACTTCATCTGCACCATCAGGTGAGCCACGTCGAAGGCCGTCAGAGGCTCTGAGAGCTTCTCTCCCAGCTCGACGGTCCACCGATCAGCGATGTCCCGGAACGAGTCTCCAGCGTCCCCGTAGGTGGCCGCGCGGTCACCGTTGATGATCCGCTCAGCCTCTTGGAGGATGGACTCACTCATCGGAATCCTCCAGGGCTTCGATCAGGCCCAGGCCGAGGGCAATCAGGGTCTCTGTGGAGCCGGCTGACTTGAGCGCCGAAAGAGCGTCGATGGGCTTGGTGAATCCGCTCACGCGCACCTCGATGATGTCCTCACCGAACTGGTACTTGATGAGCAGGAGCTCCTCCTCGGCGCCTTCGATGACGTTCACCGGGGCGAGCGCCGCGGTCATCACCTCTTCACGTGCCTGTCGCTCGAACTCATCGAGCAAGGCGTCAGATGGGTCGTTGATCAATTGCTACCTTTCGTGATAGGTCAAGTTCCGGGTAACGAAACTCGTTGCAGCAGGGCCTCTTTGCCCTCCTGGTTGACTAGGGAGTTGACATCCTCACCGTCTGGCATGGGGATTATCTTGGCGTTGGGCAGGGTGCCCGCAACCTTCTCCGCGAACTCCATCCCAGCCTGGTCACCATCGGCCAGGATGAACACGTCCTTGTAGCCCAAGAACAGCTCCCGCATGAACGGCTTCCACATCTTCGCCCCCGGCAGCCCGATGGCGGGCAGGCCGGCTATTGTCGATGTGATGGCGTCGAACTCACCCTCTGTGATGGCGATCCTCGGCCTGTGCCGTGCCAGCTCGACCGTGTTGAACAGCCGTGGGCTGTCCCCCGCCACGGTCAGATACTTGGGGCCGTCCCCACTGATGTTGCGGAACCGGATCGAGGCAACCGACCAGTCCCGCCACGGGGACCACCTCAGGTATGGGATTGAGATACACCCGCGGAACATCTCATGACCAGGGAGTGGATCGTCCACGAATCCCAGTCCGAACGGACTTAGCTCTGGGCTTGGCCCGAGGCCCCGACTCGAAAGGTACTCGGCGGCTGGACTTTCCGGCATTGTCATCCGGTACTGCTGCGCCGCCTCCCACAGAAAGTCCCTCTGCGATTCGCTTAGCTTCTGCAAAACTCACCTCCTCTTCGTGTCTGATGATCGAGATCGCATCTCCGCTAACCCCGCATCCGAGGCAGTTGAATGCGTCCTGATCGAAGTTGATTGCGGCAGAGGCATTCGACTCTCCGTGGAACGGACACAGGCACTTGTTCCACACCCTGATGTCGTCCGGTGGCTCCCAGTCCGGGTAGTACCTCTGGATCGCTGAGACGATCTGGCTCATGTCACCAGTTCGCTGAGAGCTGCTTGATCAGCTGGCTCATCGACTCCCAGAGCATGATCCGGTCCTCGGTGCCGTCGGTCCTCTTGACGTAGACGTATACGACAATCGACTCGTCCCAGCAGGTTTCGCAGAACCCGCTGTTGTACGTGGACTCCTCGACGGCCACGACCTCTGCGACATCGGTGTAGCCGTAGGTCTCGTGGAGTGCCTTCCTCAACGCCTCGTTGAACTCATCCTTGAAGCTCATACTTCCTCCTTCAGTTTGTCGATCTCGACGGGAGCGATCCGCTCCCCTATCACCTGGACAGCCGGCGGATTAGTCAGGTACTCGATGGCTCGCTTGAAGAACTCGATGCAGTCTCGAGCCCACCCCAGCGTGTACTTGTTGCACATCGTGCAGAGCAGCCCTCGGACGATTCCTGTCTTGTGGTCGTGGTCGACCGACAGGCGCTTCTTGGTCCCGTTCGCCCTCTGGCAGATGTAGCAGCGGCCACCTTGGAACTCATAGATGGCCCAGTACTCCTCGTCCGTAATCCCGTAGGTGTCAAGGATTCTCGCCGCCCAGCTGCCTGTGCTGCGCTGGCGCTTCTTGGCTCGGTGATGGGTAGCGCACCGCGGACCTGGCCACGGAGTCTTACGCTTCGAGGTGATGCCTTCGGCCTGGCAGTCGACGCAGGGCTTACCTGAGTCTTTACGCACCTTCCTCGGCCTTACCACGCTCACGCTCCTCTCTGGCATCCTCGCAGAGGCAGAACCACGAAAGTAGCCCTGCCGCTGCGATGTAGGCCGCTACCAGCGTCACTTAGGGGTGATGTTGAACCGGTCCAGCAGCATCTGAGCCTGTGCGTAGCGGACGTTGGCGCGGCCCTTGACGAGGTTGTCGGCGATCAGCTGGGTGAGGGCGTGAAGCTCTTCCTTGTACTTGCGCTCGGCCTGCAGCCACTGACGAAGCAGCTCTGCCTGCTCGGCGTCGTACTCCTTCTTGAGCGTTGCCAGGTCACGAAGGTGCTCTGCGGTGTCGTAGAAGTGCGTGACGGTGCCGAGAACGGTATGCGCTCGGTTCTCGAATAGATCGTCCATCAGGGCCGCCGCCTTGTTGAGTTCGGCGACGTCCAGGGTGGGGATGAGGGCGTTGTTCGACATGTGTTGCTACCTTTACTTTTCGGTGGGAATCGGGAAGACCTCTTCGACCCGATTGGAAGGGCCACGGCGCACGAAGGTTCCGTGGAAGATGCTCCAGACGCAGATGAACTGACGCTGGAAGTGTTCGTACTCGAACGCGAGCTGGTACCGGTTGTGGCGCCCATAGAGGGCGCTGTCAGCGATGGTCAACGAACCACCCGACCAGTCCTACGATCCCGATCACCACGAGGATGAAGGCGAGACCTCCCAGGTAGGTGAGACCACTGCCGTCGGGCTCTACGAGCAGGTTCACCCGACGGTCTCTCTCAACTTCTCGGCGAAATACCGAAGGTTCAGCTCAGCGTCGGACAGGACCGAGCCGCGGCAGGGGCGGCTGAAGAAGATCTCATCGGAGAATTCCGGCTCGAAAGTTCTCTTGATGACGTCAGCCGCGAACTCGAGCTCTTCTGGACTCATCACGCGACCGCCTTGGCCCAGCGGGCAGCGGCACGCTCGACGTTCTCCTCGGAGACGTTCTGCGCCAACGGGAACCGGAGCTCGGTGCCGGTGACCTTGGTCTTGATTAGATTGGGCTTGCGCTGATCCGGGCTCTCCGGGTCGATGGTGTAGTGGGTCCACGACGTCGGCTTGGTGGCCGTCAGAGCCGCCAGGAGCTGCTGGTGCAGCACCGTCGACTGCTGAGCCTGGCGGCTCGGGAAGCGAGTGGGCCTGGGGGACATGGGTACTCCTTTGGTGTGTATGGTCAAGACTGAGGGCAGCAAGAGGTCACCAGGTGTCGAAAGTGCCTCCAGGGGCGTTACGCCAACGACCGTCGTAGGTGGTTGAGTCGTTGCGGGTCAACCACTTGTGGTGCCAAAGGTCATCTGCTTTGGTGAACGAGCAGTCGTTGTACAGCGCTGTCCCTACGAACTCGGTCTCCCAGTTGTTGTAGGACGCCGAGATGTTGTTGACCCCGTCGTAGACGCGGGTGAACGTCTTCCCGGAACCGACCAGGTCGTCCACGAACAGCCACCGCCTACCCAGGTGCCCGAACACCGGCAGCCACGAGTGCGTGCCATCGTTGGGCTTCCGGACGACGAGGTACCTCTTGCCGAGCCGGCGAGCGACCTCTTGCACCGCCAGGGCGCCGGAAAGGCCGGTGCCAACTACGGTGTCGTACTCCAGATCCTCTGGAAGAACTTTCTCCAGAGTGAACATCAGATCCTCCGGTTGGCAGACCTTCGACAGGTAGGTCTCGGTCAGGTTGAGGTACCGATCTCGACGCACAGCCATGGTCTCGTGGTCGAGACCGAGAATCTGGCGGGCCGGGTAGGCGGGGGCGGTGTCCATGAACTAGGTCTTACCTTTCGTGTAGGGTCAAGTCAGAGGGCTACGGAAGTGGCTCAACGCAACTCGATGTCGGGGATGATGACGGACGGCTTGAACACGACGCGGTAGTGGTCGACGCTGACGTTCGCGCCCTCTACCTGCTCCACGAAGTAGCTGACGTTGTCACTCAGGCCCAGGAAGTGCTTCTTGTATGCACCACCCTGCTTGCAGGTCACGTCGAGCTTCTGGGCGCCGGTGTCCGGTTCGATGGAGCAGTACCCTTCGATCTGCAACAGGTACTTGTCCGTGATCCCGTTGAAGAACACGATCCGACGGGGGATCTCGAAGTTGTCAGCCGCCTTCGAGACGTTGCGTGACGCTACGTCAGCGTCAGAACAGCCGACCAGTCCGAGACCTGCCAGGCCGATGACTGCTGCAGTGATGATCTTCTTCATTGCTACCTTTCGCTATTGGTTGAAGTCGCGGATCTGCATGGTGTCTCCGGTGAACTCCAGACTGACGAAGTCCATCCCAGAGGCGTCCATCTTTCCCGCTCGGTTCTTGACGGTGGAGATGTTCAAGGTGCTCGGCCCGTAGTCATCGTTGACTCGGTGAAGGGTGAGCACCATCTCGGGCACGCGCCCGATCTGACCTTTGATGCCCGACAACGGGATTGGCTTGTCAGCATCGTTGTACTCGCCCTTGACGTGGTGCAGTCCCACCACGCAGGCGCCGGTCTCCCGAGCGAGCTCGTGGAGGTACTCCATCAGAGGCTCCAGACCCGAGAACGGATCATCATCACTGTCGCCGCCTGTTCGCACGTTGGTGATGTTGTCGACCACGATCAGCGCTGGATAGTCCTCGTACAGCGCGTAGTACGCCTGTATCGAGTCCTCGATCTGATCCAACGACGGAGATGCCTTGTAGTTGAACCGGATTGGTATCCCGTCCAGCATCTCCGAGATCTGCTCGAAGTCCTCTTCCCTGACCCTCTTCATGGACTCTTCCAGAGTCCACTCAGCCAAGATCGAAGCTGAGCGTGACGCTTGCGTGAACGCGTCTGAGTCAGCAGAGAAGTAGAGAGTCGGAACCCTGGAGTACAGAGCGTAGGCCAAGATGAACGCTGACTTGCCTGTGCCAGGCCCAGCACAGACCAGCACGAGCTGGCCGCGAAGGAGCCGTGTTCCCCTGGCCTCCAGAGACTTCCAGACCGTCGGCAGCGGATTGCCGGCGTCACCGGTGATGTACAGGCTCTGGTTGAGGGTGTACACCTAGTGCTCAACCCCGATGACCGGAGAGTGGATCTTGCGACCCTGTGCGTACGCTCCGTTCTCCTCGGCAAGGCCCATCTCCAGAGCCCTCATCAGCTTCGTACCGCGCAGCTTGAGGAAGTCCATCATCGCCTTCCCAGGCCAGCCAGCGTGGTGCATCCGGATCACCGCCGGCGGCTCGTACGGCCCGCGGCGCTTGAGCGCTGGATCGTCTGGATTCCACGCCCTCGGGTTGTCAGGCCCGATGGGCTCATCGAACGTCGTCATCGTCCTCCTCGTGTGTAGGGTCAAGTCCGGGACCAACAACGATCCCGGACAGCAGTCCGTACGTCAGCCCAAGGCCGAGAGCCCAGGCCACGGCCAAGCCTCCAGCCGTGATGCTCACGGCTTTCACGACATGCCTCATGCGGGAACAGCCACCAGCTTCGCCTGCCGGTTGAGCTTGATGCTGACCCGCTCGATCCCCTTGCGGGTGATCTTGGCGGTGTTGTGGGCAGACTCCCGTGTCGGGTGAATCCACAACTTGTTGACGCAGTATCCCTGGTTGACCGCGTACGTCCGCGCCGCGGCGGGCTGGTCGACGGTGAGCCACCCCCACTGCCTCAGCAGGTCTCGGAATGCGTACGGTCCCATGCCGAACATGCGGGCCACCTCGGTGGTGGTGTGCAGCTGCTCTCCCTCGAAGAGTTGTTC